GTGTCTCAATTATCGTAACAAACCTGTCGCTTTATACTGTCACTGTTACGTCAGTAATTTGGGAATTCAAAAAGAGTATAACTTTTTACCAGCCCTTCGATTCTCGATATTCAGAAAAATTACCAAAAAAATTAGAGTATGGTGAGCAAGCTACCCTATGGATTGAACTTGATGAGAGTGATACTTGGATCAAGGAAATCGCCAAAGGGCTTAAGAAGCAGGGGGCTGATCCACAAGATTTTAGGTGTGTCGTTAGTTTAACTACAGGGCAAACTTTCTCTTTCAAAGTTAATAAATCATTAATTGAAAAGATAAAGACCTATTATCATCAAATCCAATAATCAAAATTTATTATAAAAAAGCAACTGGCTTAAACTGGTGGCTTTTATGGGCGGTGCTATGACCCAAGACGAAACAACCATGATGCAGGTCATCATTGATGGAAAGTTAACTGAGGTTCCCTTCCATTACGAAGAATGGAGCGGTGGACGCACTGTTAAGGTTTCTGACCTGACAGGCAGCTTTATTAGTGTCAGGACGATTGATTCCAGCATACCGCAGTTTATTACCGATCCTCAGTAACACTCGTATCTAAAACCATGGTCGCTACGGCGGCCTTTTTTATTGCGCTTCGCATGCGCTAAACAATCGAGAGTCTTTCAGTCGTGAGCCTGGGGAAAGCTGTTTTCTCGGGCGGCTGTCCCATGCGACAGGCTCACATCTAAAAGGAAGCTTTATGAAGGTCACTATCGATGGTGTCCCGTATGCGCCTGTCTGTAACACGGCCACCAGCCGCATCGGTATCGCTATTTCTACTCATAACCGTGCTGGCGTTCTCAGTCAGGCGCTGGAGCATCATCTCCAGTATCTTCCCGCTGGCGCGCTGGTGGTTGTTGTTGACGATGGTTCACAGCCACCAGTAGCGGTGCCCGACGGCGTTAAGCTGATCCGGCACGAAAAATCGCTGGGCATTGTGGCAACGAAGAATGCCAGCCTGTCCGCGCTGATGGATGCGGGGTGCGAGCATATTTTCCTGTGGGACGATGACGCATGGCCGATTACTGATGGCTGGTGGTTGCCTTATATCAATTCACCCGAGCCTCATCTGGCTTATCAGTTCCTCGATCTGGCTGGAGCGCGCAAGCTCAACGATATCGCGGTGCTATACCGCGATGATAAGCATGTGGCTTACACTGGCCAGCGCGGCGTGATGCTTTACTACCACCGCAGCGTGATTGAGCGTGTCGGCGGCTTTGACCCGATTTATGGTCGCGGCATGTATGAACATTCTGATCTGGCACTGCGCATCCACAATGCCGGGCTGACGTCGTGGGCGTTCGCCGATGTGGTTGGTTCAGAAAAGCTCATTCACTCGCTGGACGAGCATGAACTTGTTGAACGTTCGGTACCGCGCCCGGATCGCGAAGAGCAGGTTAAGCGCAACGTGCGGATTCACAACGAGCGGCGCGACACCGGGTATACCGGCTATGCAGAGTACCGCCAGCGGCATGATGTGGTGATCACCACGCTGTTAACCAGCCAGCCCGACCCGCAGCGCAATGAGCGTATGACGGCCGAGCCCGACATGCTCGCGCGCTGGTCGGCATCTATCCAAGGCGCTGATGCGGTTGTGCTTGCAGACCAGCTCACCAGCGCACCACCCGGTGCCAGTCTGGTCAATGTGCCGGAAGTAGCGATGAACGTTTATTTCCGGCGGTGGCTGCATATCTGTCAGCACCTTCGCGATCATCCGGAGTATCACTCCGTGTGGTGTACCGACGGTACCGATGTCGAAATGCTTCGCGAACCGTGGGCAGATATGGTGCCGGGCATGGTTTATGTTGGTTCCGAGCCAAAGACCTATGCCGATGCCTGGGCGCGCCAGCATCACCCGGAGCGCGTCTATCAGGACTTTATCGACCAGCACCGCAACGATGTGATGCTTAATGCCGGGCTGCTTGGCGGCCTGCGTGAAGACGTGATGGCGTTTGCTCATGGCATTGTGCGGCTGTATTACCTGCTGGAGTGTCACCGCTTCTGGAAGACAGAGAAAGCACCGGCAGCCGTAGGTGACATGCTGGCGTTCGGCATTGTGGCGAAACGCTTTGGTGATCGCATCGTGACCGGTCCGGCAGTGCATACGGTCTTTAAAACAAACGGTATTGGTAAAGAGGTGGCATGGTGGCAGCACAAGTGAAGTTTATTGTGGTTGGCCATCACAGTCGCTATGACCGTGCTTATCGCCTTGCGCGCATGCTTGAAGCCACGATTATGCTTGATGAGGGTCACCATGGCGCTAACTGGAACCACCGACGCGCGCTCGAATGGGCTGCAAACCAGGCTTGCAGGGTAGTTGTCATCGAAGATGATGCAGTGCCTACAGATCACCTTCTTTCAGGTGCGATGTGGTGGGTTGAGCAGCACCCCGATTCACTGATCAGTTTCTATCTCGGTACTGGTCGCCCGCCTCAGTATCAGGCGCAGATTGCAGAACGGCTGATTGCCGCCGACAGGACGCGCGCCGACTACATCACGTTGCCGCAGCTCATTCATGGCGTGTGTTACAGCGTGCCGCCTCAGCATCTACCGAGGGTGCTGGCACGCTGGGACAGCAAAAAGCCCGCTGACTTCGCGCTGGGTGACGCATGGGGTGCGCCGGTGGTGTATCCCTGCTGGTCGCTGGTTGATCACGCTGATGGTGAACCTGTCGAGCAACATCCAGACCAGATTCCTCGCACCGAGCGGCGCCGCGCCTGGAGGTTACATGGTTAAGCTAACAACACTGAAACCCAGGTTGAAAGTGATTGATACGAGGCGCATCAAGCCTGTTTATGGCGAGCAGCGTCGCATCAGTGGCAGCGCCCGCGTGGGACTCAAGCGGCGGATCTGGGTACGTGATGGCGGACACTGTTGCATTTGCTCGCGCGTCGTTGACCTGCATGAGAGCGAGCTTGATCATCGACTCGCATTGCAGTTTGGCGGCGATAACTCAGAGCGCAACCTGTGGACACTATGCACAGAATGCCATTCCGGGAAGTCGGCGCGCGAAGCGGCAACCAGCCAGCCTGATGAAGAGGCCATGAAGCATGCCGTGCCGGATAGCGGTGATCATCAGCAAATCGTCGTGGTCTGATGTCGGTAATGGTTTCAAATGAAATGATTTTACTTTAAATGAAAGTGATTCTCATCACCGGGGGGGTAGGTTCGGGAGTAAACATTGATCGCCCTGGACACCGCTCCCCCTCTCACGCACAGAAAAAATTCCCTTTTGGAGGGTATAAACATGTTAACAGCGCAGAAGCGAAAATTCGCGGTGGCGCTGATGTCCGGCATGTCTCAGAAAGATGCGGCAATAAAGGCGGGCTACTCGGAGAAATCCGCGCGGTCAAAGGGTTCGCAGCTTGCTAAAGACCCGGAAGTCATCGCTTTTACTGAACGCAAAAAGAAAGAAACCATCGAAGTTGATGAGGTCCCTGCCAGCCGGAAAAATGTTTATACCCCAGCAGTAAACACTGAGGAAAAAATACCTCCGCCGGAAGCTCCCAAGGTGGCAGGTCAGTATGATGATCCTCTCAAGTTTCTGATGGCTGTAATGAACGACGCCTGTGAGGATATTGACATCCGAAAGGACGCGGCAAAGGCAATGCTGCCTTATATTCATCCCAAAAAAGGGGAGACGGGTAAAAAAGATGCGAGGAACGCCGCAGCGAAAGTGGCGGCAGGCGCCAGCAAATTTGGTTCCATGGCACCGCCAAAGCTGGTGGTAAATAACAAGCAGGGGTAATTCATGGCACAGTGGTCCACGGCATGCCCTGAATGGGAGAGTCTACTGGTTAACCGCCAGTCCATCATCCCGCCGCCAATTTTTCCTGATCAGGCAGAGCAGGCGCTTGGTATCTTCCGTGAGTTGCGGGTATCAGACCTGCCGGGCAAGCCCACATTCGGTGAATGTTCTGAAGCCTGGGTCTTTGATTTTGTTAAAGCCATCTTTGGTGGTTATGAGGCTGATACGGGTAATCAGCTGATCCGCGAATATGGTCTGCTGATCTCGAAGAAAAACACCAAATCGACCATTGCCGCGGGAATTATGCTGACCGCGCTGATACTGTGCTGGCGCGAAGATGAAGAACATCTGATTCTCGCGCCGACCAAAGAGGTGGCAGACAACAGCTTTAAGCCTGCCGCCGGTATGATACGCGCCGACGAAGAGCTGACGGATATGTTTCAGATTCAGGACCATATCCGCACAATCACCCACAGGGTGACCCGCAACACACTTAAAGTGGTGGCGGCCGATACCGATACGGTTTCCGGTAAGAAATCAGGACGTATCCTGGTGGACGAATTGTGGCTTTTCGGGAAGCGCGCCAACGCTGAAGCCATGTTTATGGAGGCGCTCGGCGGGCAGGTATCGCGAAACGAGGGATGGGTGATTTACCTGACCACCCAGAGTGACGAGCCCCCGGCGGGTGTATTTAAAGAGCGGCTTGATTACTGGCGTGATGTACGAGACGGCAAAATCAGCGATCCAAAAACGCTGGGGATCCTTTACGAATTCCCGGAAAGCATGGTGGAAAGCAAGGCGTATCTCGAGCCTGACAATTTTTATATTACCAATCCCAACATCGGCCTTTCCGTCAGCCCGGAATGGATAGCGGACAATCTCCGCAAAAACCAGGTAAAAACAGACGGCACGCTGCAGCAATTTCTGGCGAAGCATCTCAATATCGAAATCGGCCTGAACCTGCGCAGTGATCGCTGGGCGGGTGTCGATTTCTGGGATCAGCAGGCTAAGCGCGTAAGTTTTGACGATTTATTGCAGCGTGCCGAGGTGATCACCGTCGGTATTGATGGCGGCGGACTTGATGACCTGCTGGGATTCAGTGCCGTCGGGCGTGATGCCGAGACGCGGGAATGGCTCTGCTGGTGTCATGCCTGGGCACACGAAATAGCAATCCGGCGCCGTAAAAGCGAGGAATCCCGGTTTAACGACTTTGTGAAAGCCGGTGACCTGACCATTGTTAAGCGCGTCGGGCAGGATACGGAGGAAGTGGCGGAATATGTCAGCCGGATCCACAGGACGGAACTGCTCGACAAAATCGGCATTGACCCGTCCGGTGTCGGGCAGATCCTCGATGCGCTCATTGAGGCGGAAATTCCCGCTGATGCTGTGGTTGGTGTCAGTCAGGGCTGGCGCCTTGGCGGTGCCATTAAAACCACGGAGCGCAAGCTTGCTGAAGGTGTTCTGGTTCATGGTGGACAGCCGATGATGGCCTGGTGTGTGGGCAACGCTCGTGTAGAGCCAAAAGGTAACGCCATTCTCATTACCAAGCAGGCCAGCGGGAAAGGCAAGATTGATCCGCTCATGGCGCTGTTCAACGCAGTTTCGCTTATGGCACTGAATCCTGAGGCGAAAAAGCAGGATTATCAGGTGCATTTCATCTGATCGCACCACTCAATAATTTTCACCAACCCGCTTCGGCGGGTTTTTTGATCCAGCAGTGTTCCATAGCGCAGTCACGCGCGCATGCAAACCCGAGTCCATTCACAAAAGTGCCCTCAGAGGACGCCAGTTATGGTGATTCTCGGGTGCTGGTTGTCCTGCGTGAACTGAGGGCTCTTTTTTGAAGGAATTCACCATGAAATATCCAACCGTAGCAGTAAACGGTATTTCCGTTCGTGTTGACGAAGCGGGCCGCTATAACCTTAACGATCTCCATGCCGCTGCCGTCGCTGAGGGAAAAGCAACGGAATCTCAGCGCCCCAGTAACTTTATCAAAAGCGGACAGGTTAAAAAATTTGTTCAGGAACTAACCAAAGCTACAAAAATAGCTTCGGTCAAAATCATTAAAGGCGGTGTTTAGCCCGGTATCTGGAGCCTTGAGTTGGTAGCGATCCGCTATGCTGCCTGGCTCAGCGTAGAGTTTGAAATAAAGGTTTATCAAACCTTCCAGATGGTAATTCGCAATGGTATTGACACGCTATCCCGCCTCAATCGGCTTGATCACATCATCAACACGGAAACAAAAGATGTGAGCCAATGCGCCAGCAAGATGGCGAAGTGGGGCGTCGGTGGCCGCAAAAAAATACTGCTTGCGGCACGGGAACGAATGGTTGACGAAGTTCAGATGTACCTGCCTGGACTGGCAGATTATTAACACTAATTAACAACCCGCTCCGGCGGGTTTTTTCGTTTCAGGAGGCAGTCAAATGACGCTTAATCGCGCATGTACCCTCATGACGGTCAAGGCGGTAAACGAGGATGAGCGGATCATTACCGGCATCGCCTCCACGCCGTCGCCGGACCGTGACGGGGATATTATTGAACCGGAGGGCGCGAAGTTTCGCAGCGATACGCCATTCCTCTGGCAACACGACCGCTCACAGCCGATCGGCACCTGTACGCCGAAAATGACGAAAGACGGACTGGAAATCACTGCGAAGCTGGTGAAACCCACGCCGGACATGCCGTCACAACTGGCTGCGCGCCTCGATGAGGCCTGGGCATCCATCAAGGCTGGTCTGGTGCGTGGTCTCTCAATCGGTTTCCGGCCCATTGAATATTCCTTCCTTGATGAAGGTGGTATCCGCTTTCTGGCCTGGGATCTCCTTGAGGTCTCAGCGGTAACCATTCCGGCAAACGCCGAATGTTCCATCCAGACCGTTAAATCTTTCGATCGCCAGTTACTCGCCGCGTCAGGCTCAGGGAAACCGGTGGTCAAGTTACATCAATCTGCTGGCGCTACAGCAAAAAAACCGACTGAAATAAAAGGAAAAAACATGAATATTGCAGAACAGATCAAGAGCTTCGAAGTGAAGCGTTCAGCGCTGGCAGCTTCTCTCGACGAGATCATGTCAAAAGCGGCTGAAGAAGGGCGCACCCTGGACGCGGAGGAAGAAGAGAGCTACGACAACACGTCCACAGAAATCAAAGCCGTGGACGCGCATCTCAAACGTCTGCGTGACATGGAAAATAACATGGCGGCTACTGCAAAACCCGTAGCCAAAGCCGCCGCGGGTGTCGTGGACACGGTGGAAAACCGTGCTCCGGGCATCATCCGCGTTGATCATAAGCTGGAAAAAGGTATCGCCTTTGCCCGCTTTGCCAAAGCGCTGGCCGCTGCGAACGGCAGTCGCTCCGAAGCGCTGGAGATCGCCCGTAAGCAGTATCCGGACGATTCCAAGCTTCATCACGTACTGAAAGCGGCTGTGGGTGCCGGTACCACTACCGATCCGAAATGGGCAGGCGCGCTGGTGGAATACCAGGAATATGCGCAGGATTTCGTGGAATTCCTGCGACCGCAGACCATCATTGGCCGATTCGGCCAGGGCAATATCCCGGCGCTGCGCCAGGTGCCGTTTAACATCCGCATTCCGGCGCAGACATCAGGCGGTTCGGCAAACTGGGTAGGCCAGGGCAAGGCGAAGCCGCTGACGAAGTTTGATTTTGAATCAATCACCTTCGCCTTTGCTAAAGTGGCTGCAATCGCGGTGCTGACCGATGAATTGATCCGCTTTTCTAACCCGGCAGCCGATGCGCTGGTGCGTAATGCGCTGGCAGAAGCTGTTATTGCCCGCCTGGACACGGACTTCATTAATCCGTCTAAGGCTGAGGCGGCCGGTATTTCTCCGGCATCCATCACCAACGGCATCGTCGCTACCCCGTCAACCGGTAATCCGGACGATGACGCTGCGGCAGCATTTGGTGTGTTCGTTGCGGCTAATCTGCAACCGAATGGCGCGGTCTGGCTGATGTCCAGCACCACTGCGCTGGCGCTGTCGATGCGTAAAAACGCACTGGGTCAGAAAGAATACCCGGAAATGACGCTGCTGGGCGGTACCTTCCAGGGGCTTCCGGTGATCGTCTCCCAGTACGTCGGCAATCTGCTGGTGCTGGTCAACGCGCCGGATATCTACCTTGCTGACGATGGCGGGGTTGCAGTCGATATGTCCCGCGAGGCATCGCTTGAAATGGAAAGCGATCCGACCGGCGACAGCATCACGGCGACGGGTACCGAGCTGGTCTCCATGTTCCAGACCAACAGTGTGGCCATCCGCGCTGAACGCTGGATTAACTGGAAACGCCGTCGCACCGCCGCGGTTGCGGTGATTTCCGGTGTGAACTACGGCACCACCCAGGGCAGCTAATCAGCACAGGAGGGCGGGGAATTTCCCCGCCATTTTGCATGGCAAAAATCAGATATCTGCAACGCACGCATGATTCACATCCCGGTGATGAGAAATCTGTGGATGACCAGTGCGCCAGGGTGCTGGTGCTGCTTGGCAAGGCTGTCTATGTCGGCGATAAACGCGCTGGTGGCACGAGAAAGAAAAATAATGCGGGGGCTGGTTAATGTGGAATCCTTTCCGGAGAAAAGAAAAAGCTCTTCAGCAGCCAACGAGCCGCGGCGGATGGATGTCGCTTATCGGTGAGCCTTTCGCCGGTGCCTGGCAGCGCAATCTGGAAATTAACCCGACGACTGTACTTTCCTTTTATGCCGTTTTCTCCTGCATATCGCTGATTTCCAGCGATATCTCAAAGATGCCATTGCGGCTCATACTCCGTGATTCGAATGGGATCTGGAAGGAAAGCAGAAAAGGGGGGGTTGCTGCAATTTTAAATAAACCCAATGCCTTTCAGAACAGGATCCAGTTCTTTGAAAGCTGGGTAACGTCAAAATTCTGTCACGGCAACACAGTGGCCCTGAAAATACGCAATACCAGGGGAGAAATAACGGAGCTTCGTATTCTGGACTGGAACAAAGTCACGCCGCTGGTGGCTGATGATGGCTCTGTGTTTTACCAGATAAACCCCGACAACATGACCGGAATAGAAACTTCTGTGACAGTTCCCGCGCGTGAGGTTATTCACGATCGTTTCAACTGTCTTTTTCATCCGCTTATTGGCCTTTCGCCGATTTACGCCGCCGGGCTGGCTGCCATGCAGGGACACCACATACAGAAAAATTCCGCATTCTTTTTTCGTAACGGCGGCAAGCCGAGCGGCGTTATTGAGGTGCCTGGCAGCATCAGTGAGGAAAACGCGCGCCTCCTGAAAACTAACTGGGACACCGGATATACCGGAGAGAACGCAGGGAAAACAGCGATCCTGAGCAATGGGGCAAAATATAACCCCACCTCTGTATCGGCTGCCGATGCACAGATGGTTGAACAGTTACGGATGTCTGCCGAGATTGTCTGTTCCGTTTTCCATGTGCCGGCTTACAAGGTCGGGATTGGTGCTCTTCCTTCTTATGACAACATTGAAGCGCTTGAGCAACAGTATTACTCACAGTGTCTCCAGACACTTATCGAGTCGATTGAGTTGTTGCTTGATGAAGCCTTTGAACTGGATGGCAACACCGGTACCGAGTTTGACGTGAATTCGTTGCTGCGCATGGACAGTGAGCGCCGGATTAAAACGCTCGGTGAGGCGGTTAAAAATACCATCATGAAACCAAACGAGGCCCGGCTTCGCGAGAATTTGCCGCCGGTTGAAGGGGGCGACGATCTCTATCTGCAACAGCAGAACTTCAGCCTTGGGGCGCTGGCGCGCCGTGATGCTTCTGATGATCCGTTCGGGAAAAGCACTGCACCAACGCAGCCGCAACCTGTTGCCACTGACAATGAAGGGAAAGCGCTGACTGATGCTGAGCAGGCGGTGACCAAAGCAATAATCAGAGGATTTTTAACAAAATGAATGAGCGCGAATTATCCCTGATAAAGGTGCTGGGCGAGGAATTCGGCCAGGTCATCACTGAAATGCGTGAGAGTTTCAGCAAAAGCCTCAACGAACACCGGGAAGCGATCGACAGGAGACTGGATCAGATTGCATCCGATTTCAGTGCCCTGAAAGATGCCCCGCCGCCAGATTTTACCGCACTTGTTTCTGCGGCCGTCGCTGCGATTCCCGCGCCTGAGTTACCGGCTTTGCCGGATTTTTCCTCGATGGTTCAGGAGGCTGTTTCAACGTTACCGCCGCCACAGGACGGGAAAAGCATCACTGCCGATGATGTTCGCCCCATGCTTCAGGACATGGTGGATAAAGCTGTCGGTGCCATTCCGGCGCCTGAAAATGGCAGGGATTACGATCCGGAGGTACTGGCGCAGGTGGTAAAAGAGGCCGTGGATGTGGCCGTTTCCGCTATTCCGGTACCACAGGACGGGAAAAGCCTGACACCTGAAGATGTGAGGCCCATGCTGGACGAGCTTGTCACCGCATCCATGCCCGTTTTGCCTGATGTAAAAACGCTGGTTAGCGAGGCGGTTGCGGCGTTGCCTGCCGCTGAGCCTGGCCGTGATGGCCGTGACGCGCTGGCGCTCGAAATACTTCCTTTTATCGACGAAGAGAAGAGCTATCCGCGTGGATGTTATGCAACCCACAACGGTGGCCTGTGGCGCTCTTACGAGAAAACACACGGCATGCGAGGCTGGGAATGTGTCGTTGATGGCGTGGCTGCTGTGGAGATAGAACGTTCTGAACCGCGCCGCTTTACCCTGACGGTTAATCGCGCCAGCGGCAGCAGTGAAACCCGGTCTTTCGATGTTCCGGTCATGCTCTACCGTGGCGTATTCAAATCCGGTGGTGAATACCAGCCGGGCGATACGGTCACGTGGGGCGGCTCGCTGTGGCACTGTGACGAACCGACACAGGACAAGCCAGGGGAAACCGGTTCGAAAGGCTGGACGCTGGCCGCCAAGCGCGGACGTGACGGGAGGGATAAGACGTGATCGAGCTTGTGACTATTGATCAGGCGAAGGAGCACCTGCGCATTGATGGCGACGCTGGGGATGCCGACCTGACCCTAAAAATTCAGGCGGGCAGCGCCGCCATTCTCGCTTACGTTCAGGGGAGCCGTGATCTTATTGTCGGCAGCGGCAATGTCCTGATTGAAGGTGAACCATTGCGGCGAACGCAAACGGCTCTGCTCATGTTACTTGGCTGGCTTGATCGTAACCGTGGTGGCGAAGAGGAAGAGAAGCTGAAGCAGGGCGAGCTTCCTTTTTCCGTGACGATGCTCATTTATGATCTTCGTCGTCCAACAATTCTGTAGCCCGGAGGATTTATGCATGCAGGCCGCCTACGTGACCGGGTAACTATCCTGAATTCTTCCTATGTACGCACCCCGTCAGGAGACAGCATCCCTGTATGGGAAGAGGGGAAAACCATCTGGGCAGAAGTGAAAGGCATCAGTGGACGCGAACTTATTACCAGCGGAGCGGAGAAAGCCGAAGCCACTATCCGTGTATGGGTTCGCTTCAGAACTGACATTTCAGCGTCTTCGCGTCTGAAGGTTATCAGCGGTGCTTTTAAGGATCAGGTGCTGGAGGTAACAGGACCGCCTATACCTGATTCAGGTCTTGAGCAGCTTGAGATCCTTTGTAAGCAGGGAGTGAAGCCGTGATAGATACCAATCTGGATTTTTCCGATCTGCTGGATCTGTCAAAGGATCTGGAAGCGCTCAGCAAAGCTGAAAACCGCAAGGTGATGCGAGATGCCACTCGCGCAGCGGCAACCGTTTTTAAAGATGAAGCGGTTAATCGCGCCCCGGAGCGCACCGGGAAACTGAAGAAAAACATCGTTGTCATCACCCAGCGTGACCGCAACGGTGATATCTCATCCGGCGTGCATGTACGTGGTACCAATCCACACACCGGCAACAGCGACAATTCGATGAAAGCAAGTAATTCGCGCAACGCCTTTTACTGGCGTTTCGTTGAGCTTGGTACGTCAAATATGGCGGCTGTTCCGTTTATCCGTCCGGCCTATGATGCGCGGCAAGAAGATGCAGCAAATGCTGCCTTTGTGCGTGCCAATCAGGCGATTGATGAGGCGCTGTCAAAATGACCGAGGCTGATGTTTTTTCTCTCATTGGTGCGCTGGCAGGTGGGCAGGTTTACCCCTACGTTGCGCCGCTCAACCCACAGGGCGCGCCATCCATTTCGCCGCCCTGGATCACCTTCACGCTGGTGGATCAGGTTTATGGCGACACTTTTTGCGGCCCGGCTGAAGAGAGCAGCGCGCTTCAGGTCGATGTGTATTCCCGTACCGTTGATGAGTCAAGAGGGCTGCGTGAGCAGGTGATTTTCGCGCTGATGCCGCTGGGATTCACACAGATGAGTAAAACCGGTGGCTATGAGCCAGAAACAGGGCTGCGGCGCGCAACGCTTGAAGTTCATATCACTGATTGAGGAAACAAAAATGTATCTTGGAAAACGCATTAAAAAAATCGAGAAAGAAATTTCAGAAATAAAAAAAGCGACTGAGAAGCCAGCCGCTATCGCGCGTATTACTGCTGATAGTTTTATTATCAGCCGTGATGGAGTTACTCTTTTGCGCCTGTCAAAATTTTAACCCTCACAGCAATCTGCGCGAGTGCCAGTTGAGTAAATTCTTGTCCATCATTTTGAGCATAAACGCGATCTAAATTTGCCAAAAGTTCATCTGCAAATCCCGGCATTCTGTCATTAAGTGTTCTTGCCAGCACAGCATATGCTGCATTCATAGCGTGAATAGCGGTAGTGTCACTCGGGACAGCCATATTTTCTGATATTGATTTTTCGAACATATAAGCCATTTTTTTAATTCCATGACCAGAGGTAATCAGCCATTCCTCCTTAATTGAGTGCGCCAACGTCCCACCGTTGACGGGCTGAAAGATCACCATATCCAGGCTAATGGATATATCACATCCTGATATTTGAACAGTAACCATAACCCCAACCGCCACGAGGCGGTTTTTTTATGCCCGGAGCAAACATGACCAGCAAATACGAAGTAACGAAAGGTACACAGGTCGGCATTTCTGATGCCCCTGTTACCGCCGAAGACTTTCAGTCTTCTGGTTTTCCCGGCGTCGGCGTGACTTTTCTGGTAGCGGAGTGCGCAACAAAGGAAATCAGCTATACCGGCGGGCAGAAGGGTGACATTGATGTCACCACGCTTTGCTCAACTGAACAGGAGCAAACCAACGGGCTCGCCGCGCCTGCTGAAATGAGCATTACCCGTAACTGGGTTGGCGATGAAGCCGCACAACTGGCATTGCAGACTGCTTATGAAAACGATGAATTGCGCGCGCTGCGTGTGATTTTTCCGTCTGGCAACGGTTTTTATATCCTGGTTGAAGTGCGACAGAGTTCATGGTCAGCAGCCACGTCTGCTGTTGTGGGTGCCACCTATTCGCTGCGCGTTCGTGGTAAACCAAAACGCATCGTTGCAAACCATGGATCCTGAACCGAAGCGGCTCAGGCCGCTTTCTTTTCCCCTTCTGAGAAAAAATAATGAGCAACCCGAAACCTTCTTTACGCGCGCTGGCGCTGACGGCGGCCACCGCCTTTCGAACCAAAACTGTCACCGTTAACGAATGGGGCGGAGCGAAGGTCATCCTTCGTGAACCATCCGGTGAAGCATGGGCGACTTTCCGCGAGTTCGTTGGCGACACACCGGATGATGATAAAAAGCCGCTTTCTGAAACCGAGAAATTCATTCGAAACAAGGAAGCAGATGTGATCCTTTTCCTTGATGTTCTGCTTGATGAAACCGGCAACCGCGTTTTCAGTGAAGATGACCGGGCCACTGTTGCAGAAATTTATGGCCCTGTACATGCCCGCCTGCTGCGCCAGGCTCTTGATCTGGGTATTACACAGGACGAAGCCGAAAAAAAGTAAAGGAGCCGTTGACGTTCTTTCTGATGTCGCTTGCGCTCCGGCTGGGAAGAACGCTTCATGAACTGCGACAGAGCATTACCGCCAGCGAACTGAAAATGTGGATTGCCTTTGACCGCATCAGCCCGATTGGGGACTGGCGCGGCGATGCGCAGGCAGCGCAAATTGCTGTGGCCACACTCAACTCGCAGGGCGGTAAATACGAGATTAAGGATCTGATCCTCAAGTTCGGCCAGCAGGATGAAACAGAGGAAATCAGCGAGTTAGAAGCGTGGATGGAGAATCTTTGATAGCAAATGTGACTGCTGTTAGGATTATACCCAACGAAAAGCAAAAGGGACTGGTCATGGAATTTTTTCTATTAGCAGCAGTGATTGGGGTTATTCCGGCGTTGATAGCTCAGAGCAAAGGGCGTTCTTTTTTTGCATGGTGGATTTACGGAGCGCTGCTTTTTATTGTCGCTTTAGTACACTCACTCGTAATAAAAAAAGATATTGAGTTTGAGGAAAAAGAAAAGCTTGATGAGGGTATGAAGAAGTGCCCATATTGCGCAGAGTTAATTAAAAGTGAAGCAATAAAATGTAAACACTGCGGAAGTGATTTATCTACAACGGACAAACCTTTAGTCGAAAAAACAGATGAAGATTATCTGGAAGAGGCCAGGAAAAAAGCTGGACTCCTCTGATAATTAAAATGACAAAAACCCCGCAAGTGCGGGGTTTTTTTATGGGTGAAATATGGCGACACTCCGCGAACTGATTATCAAAATTTCAGCTAACTCCAGTTCATTCCAGTCTGAAATTGCCCGCGCCTCACGCATGGGGGCGGACTATTACAAAACGATGGAGGGTGGCGGTAAAAAAGCGGCAGCCGCCACGCGCGAAACTCAGCGCTCGATTGCTGCATTGAATAGTGAACTGGCTTCGGTTAAGGCTACAGCAACGGGGGTTGCTGGTGCATTCGCGGGGGCATTTGCCACCGGACAACTGGTTCATTACGCCGATACATGGAACCAACTAACCGGTCGTCTTCGACTGGCTTCCACGGGCTCTGATGATTTCGCCCAGTCCCAGCGCACCCTGATGGATATCAGCCAGCGCACAGGTACCTCTTTTGAGGCGAACGCAAACCTTTATTCTCGCATTGCCGCTTCTCTTCGCGATGCCGGGTACGCTTCCGCAGACGTGGCGAAAGTGACCGAGACGGTTGCCACCTCCCTTAAACTATCCGGTGCCAGTACAGAAGAAGCCAGTTCAGTGATCACACAGCTCAGCCAGGCGCTGGGTTCAGGCGTGCTTCGTGGTGAAGAATTTAACGCCATTATGGAGAGCGGCGGACGTCTCGCAAAATTACTTGCTGATGGACTTGGCACGACCGTCGGCGGGCTGCGCAACATGGCAAATAACGGCCAGTTGACCACCGAAAAAATTATGCCGTTGCTGACCAACGTTGAACTGCTGCGCAAGGAATTCGACACGCTACCGGCCAGTATCAGCGGTTCTGCTCAGAAGGTTGAAAACGCGTTTATGGCGTGGGTTGGCGGTGCCAACAATGCCGTTGGTGCATCATCAACCCTGTCCGGCATTCTTGACGGTCTGGCTAAAAATATCGATACCGTAGCCAATACTGCTGGCGTACTGGTTGGAATTGGTCTGGCTCGTTTCTTTGGCAACATGGTTGGCAGCGTAGCCAACTCAACGACTGAGATCATCAAAAATACTGCCGCCGAAGTTGCACTGGCGCAGGCTCAGGTGAGAGGCGCCCAGATTAGTGTTGCTGCCGCGCGGCAGACTGTATATCGCGCTCAACAGGCAAAAGCGGCTGCAGTATCAATTGAGGCTCAGATTGTTGCGGAGCGTAACCTTACTGCCGCACAGGCTGGTCTTGAAAATGCTATTTCTGCCCGCAGTGGCGCTGTTAACAACCTCACCAACAGCGCATCTGCAATGTCACGCATTGGCTCAGGTGTACTTGGTGTTCTTGGTGGCTGGCCTGGTCTTATTATTGGTGCTGGCGCAGCGATGTATGGGCTGTATGAGCATACCCAACAAGTCCACAAAGAGGCGGTTTCATTTGCTGATAATCTTGACGAGATAAACAGCAAGCTTCAGAAAATGTCTGTTGCCGGGCTGCGCTCCACATCTGTAGACGCCAGCACCTCACTAGTTGCTCAGAAGAAAGATCTGGCTGATTTAGATGAGCAGATCAGGAAGGTAAAGGACAGTCAGGCCGCACTGGCTCAAATACAGGAAAGTTACAATAAGTCGCCGCGGCTGACACGCCTGAATACTTTCATGGATCAGGAAGATATTACTGCAAAAAATATCGAGCTGACCGGGCAACTTAATAAGCTTGAATATGAACGTGAGCAGGCAGCGTCAAAAGTCGAAGCCACACAGAAACTGGTCAACCAGGCCAGCGATCTGGCGTCGCAAAAAGCTGTCGAGCAGGCTGGCGCCGTTTCCATTCTGAAAGGAGCATATGACCTTCTAAACCGCTCTATGTCAGCTACCGCTGGCGCCACGCCTCCTCAGTACTCTGGCCCAGTTGTATCAATGGCGAAAGCTACCCCCCAACAGCAGACCGCGCTGGATAAAGCACAGCGTGATAACGTGCTGGCTAGTATGGATGGGCTGGCGAAACTACATCAGCAACACGTTTATGAGGCTGAGGATCTCAAGCTTACCGGTGCACTCTACACCACCTATATCTACAACAAGGATCAGGCAGCGAAAAAAGATGCAGCAGCAGCGCAGGCTAAGAAAGATGCAACGGCTGCCACCAATGCGCAGAATAAATCAGACAGGGAAGCTTCCAGCCAGGCAGAGCAGTACAGCCGAAAACTGGCAGATTTAAGTGTGGCCATTGAGGTGCAAAAAGTCAGGGCTACTGAAGGTGAACAGGCGGCTGAACTCTACGCTGCGGCAAATCAGACCGGTGCAAAATGGACTGATGAGCAGCGTAAGGCTATCCAGGGGCAGGCGGCAGAACTCGCCAGACTGACGCAACTGGCAGATGATCACGTTAAGAAAGTACGTGAGCAGGCTGATGCGTTAAAAGATCTGACTGAAGCCGCCCGTAAATTTCGTGACGATGCAGCACTGGCGACTTATACCTCCGGCATGAGTGATCGCCAGAAGCAACGCTACGAGGAAACACAGCAGGTCGAACGTGTCTTTTCCAGAACAGACGGCGGCGCTCAGGCTATTGCCGCGAGGAGTGCCGCGCTTACTGAACTGGACAATAAATATAAGGCCATCGCTGAATCAGAGGCCGACTGGCGCAGTGGTTTCAGTAAAGGAATTAACAACTGGATGGAGGATGCCTCGGCAACAGCAACGCAGACCGCTGATCTGGTGAATAACTCGATGACTGGTCTGATCGGAAATATCTCAGATGCGCTGGCAGGGAATAAAGTCGACTGGGATAACTGGGCGTCAAGCATACTCCAGTCTATGCAAAAAATTCTCCTTAACGCCATGCTGGTGGATAGCCTGAAATCCGCATCCAGTTCCAGCGGCCTCTTCTCGTCAATTGGAGGAATGTTCGGCGGTTTATTTGGTGGCGGCAGTTCCGGATCTTCAGCCGGTGCTGGCCAGTCTTTTGCCGTGCCATCTTTCCGGCCAAATGCGAAAGGCGGCGTCTATGCTTCCGAAAGCCTGAGCGCGTACAGTAACAGCGTGGTGAATACCCCGACCTATTTTGCCTTTGCAAAGGGCGCCGGACTGATGGGCGAGGCCGGGCCGGAAGCCATCATGCCGCTAACCCGCTCTGCTGATGGTTCCCTTGGTGTCAGAATGGTTGGTGCTCAGGGGGCTAACTCCGGCGGTGGCAATACGGTTATTCATCAGCATTTCAGTATTTCCGGGAATGGTGACGCCGCACTTAGACAGGCCATGCAGGAAGCCGCACGGCAGGGGGCTCAGGATGGCGCGAAACAGGCAAGGCAGGAACTCCTCCAGGACTTCCAGACCCGCGGGCAGGCTCGCCGTTTGCTGAACGTTTAGTAAGGCGTGATTATGGCTGGTGAATGGCCTGCTGATGTCCTGGATAGTATGAATCTCGAACGCTTGCGTCACATCGGTACCTTTAAGCTTGAAGTAAATGCGTTCAT